AGTTCAAATTCTCTGGCTCTCATTCAATGATCTCCGGATTGTCTTTGCCATACAATTTCATAAGGTAGCCGGCCACTGCATCTGCTTCCTGTTCAATGGGAGATCCTGGATATGCTTGATCACCGTGTACTCTATTGTCTTCGTGTTGTTTTCTATGCACCAATTCATGTGCCACAGTACGCATGATATCAATCAAATTCCTATTACCAGTGTATACCCACATGATGTCATCATTGTCGTCGTAGTATCCGGTTCTGTGTTGATCTGGACCTTCTTTGGCATCTTGGAATCTAATTCGTGGTAATTCTTGTTCAATGTTCAATTTACGCACACACCATTGGATAAAATCACGCAGTTGATCTTCGTGTTCTTGATAGGTGCTTTCATTTAATGACAATAAATTATAATCCTGTTCAATTTTAGTCAAGCAAAATATTGCATCATCCACAGTGGCACCTACTCTATACATAAAATCTGGACCTGTATCAAAATAGGGACGACCATCTTCAATGCTGCCTTGTTTGACTAGAACATCGCTATTAGTAATTGGAACGAACATAATCGCATCTAGTGTATTTTCATCTCTTTTTCTGGTGCATCCAAAACCGCCTTTTAGATTTGGAAGTGGTTTAGTCTTGAATCCTAACTTTGCTAGTTCAGTGGTTATGATTTTCCGAAACTTAAAAAAATCACCTGATGGTGTTGATTCTGACCCATCGTCATCACCAGCCGGGCCTACAAATTCTTTTAAAGATTTATCGCCATCACCAGTTACTGATTTTTTTTGTATCAAGTGACTGCGGTGTAGATCATTGTTGGCTCCTAATTTTTGAGCAATGTGTTGCCAGGCTCCGCCGCTGGCATCATCTTGTACAGTCAATGTTCTTACCGTGGGTTGATCTCTAAATTGATCTTCGAGCCTTTTATAAATTTCATCGAGCATCTTGGTTACGATGCCAGAAAATTTGCCTGCATGAGCATCCAATACATTGATTACTAGTTCGGGTAAATCATATCCAACACTGACTTGTAAGTAGAAGTGACCCTTGGGATCTGCTAGGCCATCATAATATTCTTGATTCTTGACATACTGACGCTTGGTGCTGGCAAACACAGGATTGTATCCATAACTGTCGCCGGTGTACAATCTTGCCTTTGGATAGGCCGAGGACCATACATTCTCAATTATCCGTTTAACTATACCTGTGCTGTATTCTCCAGCAGTTTGTTCGGTATTTTCAGTTATAAAATCTCTAGCTCGCATCTTTGTTGTCCTGTGGTCCGGCAATCATTCGACCACGGTCCCGGCTCTGTATGTTTTGTGGCGTATGCTCACGCCGACCTTTGACAATTTCAAAAGCTCTACGCAATCCCTTCGCAACCACGTCTAAGCTATCTTCATCGGCTTGATACTTGATACCAATTCCGCCCGACTGTTCCCATTCTGTTAGCACACTATTACGATCATCAACCAGGATATTGGGTGTACCATCTGCTTGTTTTGCATACTTGCCCTTGCGTCCAGTGATGCGGATCACTCTAGGCTGCGGATCCAAGTTTTCTGCGATCCAGGCTCGCTTCATGGCTTCTGAGTTTTGATTGTCGCCGCGTAGTGGGCTGGAGCAGATGTTGTAGTAGCCAAACACTTGAACTACCATAGCTACCAATCTATCTGCACTAGGGAATTTGGGCAGTCTTTGAAAGAAATCAGTGCCGCGCATCTGTGCAATTACAGGTTCTCGCAGTTCTGGGGGAATGTTTCTGTAGTCTGCTCGCCCGCTTTTGACATCAGCGGGAACGCCAGCAAGTTTGGCATATTCTGAAAAAAAGTCTGCTAGCACGCCGTCCATGTCCAGGAATATTTCTGGCCGGCCGTGAGGTTGTTGTTCTAGTTCATAAAGTCGCATTTTGTATTTATGGATTAATTGATTTTGCTAATTCTGGAAAAATCTGGGAGAAACTTTGATTTCTTAGACTATCAAGTTCTTGGACCCAGTCTGTAAAATTTTCTATAGGTTGATCTGCTGGTTGATTCATAAAATTTATCACGGGCTCAAATTGTTTTGGAGCTAGCAGCTTTTCTACAGTTTTTTTAGTCAAATTTGGCAAGTTTTTGATATTATATTGCGACGGACTTTCCACCATGCCCAAATAAGGCCTGGGCAATTTTTCTTTATAACACCATAATAAGAAATCGTTTAGGTATAACACATTAAAAATGCTAACAGTGTGACTAATACTCAACTTGAAATTGTCTGCTTGTTTTGATTGATATTTTTTGATATTATCATAAACTTCTGCCCATACCGCTGGAAATCTAATGTATTCGTATTTTTTGCCAAATTGATCAATGCTGAGGGAAATTTCAATGTGTTCAAAATGTTTCCATTTATCCCATAATTTATTTTCAGGAAAAGTTGTACAGTTGGTTATATAAGTCAACGAAATTTTATTGCTTCTTCCGGTTTCGATCAAATAGTCCAAATAAAATAAATGTTCATCAATTCCAGTTATAAATGGTTCGCCACCTGGAAAAGTAATATGACTAACATCTGTTGTTATTTTTTTAATGTGTTCAAGGAAATCGTGATCTTTATAAAACTTTTTATGATCATGCAATTTGATCAAGGGAAATTTTTTTACAAGTTTTTTTTCGTCAGCTAACCATTTACTAGAAGAGTAACTGCTGCATGTCCTACAAGCTAAGTTACACGTATTACCAAAAGGAAGACTTAGTACTTTGATTGTGTTTGGAGCAGAATCCTTAAAAATATACTGATTGTCTAAAATTCTTTTAGAAGGCAATCCGGCAGACTCATCGTCCCAACACCTTTTGCACCCTTCGGGGTTTTTGTTGTGCAAGATATCATCTTTTAATTTTTTTAAATGCTCACTGTTAGCATATTCTTTTAAATTCTTACCTACCGTAACAGCATATTTGCAACACGGTTTGATATCACCTTGGGGAGAAATATCAAGTCCAGCCCAGGGATGAGCACAAAAATTATTCATTTAGTTTCTTAAAAAGTCAGCAAAAAGCCCTACTGCAAATATTTAACATCTGCAGTAGGGCCGGCAATGATTAGTGTATGTCTATTGTTTATTTAGATCTTCAAAAGCTCGGTCCGAGCGTTCAACTGCATTTTTGTTAGCACGTAGCTGGTCGTTGCGTCGTTGGATAGCATTGGCTTCTCCTGTGGGCAATGCCACTAGCACATAGCTGCGGAATCTACCGTTTTCTGCGATTCTCACAGTCTCTACAACTTCGGCACCACTGACATCAACTCGGCGACACATGCTACGTATCGCTACCTCTGAATTTTCAGCACCGGCCAATTCAGTATCATTCATATAAATCTTGCTGGATTTGTCAACTTCGCCGCCGGCTGCCATACAAATTGAACTGAATGCAATGTTTTTGGCCTTCATATCAGCCATAGCAAAATCTCTGCTGACTGCTGAACCATTTGCATATATGGCATTTTGACTTTCAGGCAATTTGCTCATCCATTTTGGTGCCTGGTCAATAGAACGTGCAACCGCTCGTTCCTGACGCTCACGCTCAAGATCAGCACGTTTGTCATACACATTGGTTGTACCGCAGGCAGAAACAAATACTACGGTACCAATAGCAATTATACTTTTTTTCATGTTACACCTCATTTAGATTGAATCCATTCACCGGCACGACTTAGGTCCCGGCCTGCACCGGAAATCGTGCCACCAATTGTGCCACAAGCTGACATGCTCAAGACGCATACAAAACAAACAAAAGTTTTCATAATAGTATTATATAATCTAAGTTAAAATTTGTCAACCACTGTCCATTCGTTTCTGATCACACACCCAACTATTTCCCATTGTTTGAGTGCATTGGTTTTTGGATCAATATCAGATTCTAAAAAATATCTACACACAGTACCTTTGTGTTCAAACGGGCCAGGTGCGTTTGGATGTGGCTTGAGTTCGCTCAGTTTAAATGTGTCGTTTTTGACTAATCCTTTCCGCAATTGTGGAATTTGAAAATCGTTACAATACAAGGTCTGACTTGATTGTATAGCAGCACCTTGTATGCGTTCTAGGATTTTGATCCTGCCAACCTGAATGGCCTGACTGCATATTTGATCCGTACTGTCAGTTAGTAGCCCGCGACTTTCGCCTCTCGCATCATGCCATTTGTTGCCAATTCGGGCACGAAACAATATAGAACATGTCTGCGTGTCACCAATGGTTTTGACAAATTTTTGAAAATCAGCAATTTCGCGAATTTCAGCAGTTGATTGATTAGCTGTCACTGACTCTTGGTAACATTCAGCCAATACCAGTCCAGGAAAAGCCAAAACAATCATTAGCGTTTTTAACGCTCTTCTGATTCTTGTTTGATTTGTTGTTCTCTGTCCCATATTGCACAATTTTGTATCAATTGATTTTGTGAAAATCTTATTAAGGCCTCGTGTTTGCCTGCCATACCTTCGCCACTGTCCTGGTCAGTGCCATGATAGGCATTGGCTACCATGCCAGCAATACTAGTCATTTGAAATGCCAACTTCAATCTGTCTAAATGACTGTATTTCTGACTTTCCAAAAATTGATATTGTTGTTGTCTATTTTTACAATCAATTTTATAGTGATTGAGTTCTTGATAGCTCATTCTTTCGGGGGTAGCACAAGCCACTTGAAAAAGACAGGCAGCAATCACTAGAGTTTTTTTCATTTGCATTCCTTTTGTAACTGCCAGTACATTCTTCGTAAACTTTTACGAGCTTCGTAATCATCGTCGCTTAGCCGAGTCTCGGCACGAGCAATGAAAGCTTCTTGGCGCTGTTTATTGTAACAATCAGCAAACCATGTAGTGGTATCTGGCACGTGTCTGGTGGCACAGGATGTTAAAAACATCAAACCAAACAGGCAAAAATATTTCATCGTTGTTTGCGTGGAGTTACTGCAGATTTAAACACCATTATTGCAGTGGTCTCATCACAACCAGCGTTTCGTTGAATATATTTGACTGCATCCCGAGTGTTAAGTTGTAGAACGTAAACAGCTTCGTCGGCAAATCGTTGTGCTTGAGTCATTGTTTCTCCTTACCAAGATGAATTGTAAAAAACTTTAAGTCCAGTAAAAAGCTCTGCGCGAGCTTTGCGTATAAATTCTAAATCTTGTTCGCGATAATAATCATCGCTATCACTACCAAAGAAAAAACCAGAAGTAGATGGGAGCTTGACATTTTTAACATCCTCCTCTAAACGTTCTAGATCTTCCCATGAGAGTTCTAATTCTATACCGTTGAACATAGGATCTGCGCTAGGTTCAGTATTTCTACTGCGCCATAACTGCTCCATCCAACCATGCAGATTGGGATGTTTACGCCAGTAGGCAATTTCTCGTTGTGCTCCTGTACCCCACTCTTCGTTAGCTTTAGCAGCAGCGTAAGCGTACATATCTAAACCCATTTACGTCTCCAAAAATTACAAAGTTAAGTTATTATACCCAATAATGGTATTTTAGTCAACTCGTTCTCGTGATTTGAGTTTGACCACAGTTAATTTAGTATTTTTACCAACCGGCGGTGGATCGTTTAGTTTATCACCAAATTCGCGTCCAACATAGTATTCGCACAAACGATGACGGCACATGGTAGGCACATCTTCGAATCCTGGATCTAGTAAAAATTGATAGGGACTACGACCCCAAGTTGAATTTTTGAGAAAGTTAAAATATGCTCTGCGATGATCCTTGTTAGACGGATCAAATACTGTGGCGGGTCTACAATTTAACAATAATTTGTTCACTGTATATCCTAGAAAAAGTTAATAAGGTGTTTATAGTAACACATAAAAAAAGCCCTGTCAACCAGGGCTTTGAATCTTGCTATTTGAGCAACTAGTGTTTACTTTTTAGCAACAGTTTGCTTGGGTATAAAGCTGGTTGCTGATTCAGCAACAGTTTTGGTAATATCAGTTGTCACTGCTACTACAGTTTTGGTCCATGTGGCCTGAGCATCTACCAAAGTTTCAAACCCGGAACGAATTTCTTCGTTTGGAATATGAGAAAAAACAGCTTTGGTTTGTTTGGCCGCATTGTCTACTAGAGTTTCAACATTGTACATTACTATCTCCTATAATTAATGTATGGTTACTATACTATAATTTATGCGGTGGTGCAACATAAAATATGCTCATTTAATGATTTTGTTTCACCTTTTTGTAAACTAAATATTTTTAATTTTCAAGGAGATCCAAATGGAATTAATTATTCTATCAGTAGTAGTAATTGGTGTTTTAGGTTTGTTTTTATGGCGGGATCGTAAATTTGAAGAAAATGGCTCACATCCATTGGACGGTGCCACAAAATCAAACGAACCGTGGCCGTTTCCAACAGCTCGTCCGACCGAGCTAACAACAAAACCAGATGGAATCGGACACGAAAGCGATCCTACATCAACCAACATTCTTGATGTAAACAAGGATGGAAAAGTTGATATCAAGGATGCAGTAGCAGCAGCTGAGATTGTGGTTGAAAAAACCAAAAAAACAGCAGCTAAAACCAAAGCGGTGGCAAAAGCCACTGCGACCAAAGTAAAGACTGCTGCTAAAAAAACAGCCGCAAAAAAACCTAAAAAGTAATAATGCTTTACTCAAGCGTCGGAGTCTATTACGACTCCGACTCTGTTCGATACCATTTTTCTCAATTTAAACAATTGAAACCATTGCAGGATTGTGTAAGTTATAACAATCTCGACGAATTTCTATGTTCTCAGTGTACAATCAAAATAGCCGGTTTGCATGTTCCTTATCCTTTTCATAAAAATTTCGAGACTCAAGTTGAAAAATTAAGTGCTGAATCCGATCACGTCTTTATAATTGCAACTGAGTTGCACCCTGAAATTGCTGCATTTATTCAAACAACTGACCACAAAAATATAACCTATTATATCTGCGGATTTTTAAATTTTGAGTTGCATCATGCACAAGTTAAACAGTTTATGGATTGGTTCGAGACCAGCACATACTTTTATAAGCACTGGTTACCAGAGATTTTATCAAGACTGCACCCATACCAGTTCAAATATAGAGCCTTTGATATTTTACTAGGACGTAAAAAACTACATAGAGACGAACTGTTTAGGCATTACCAACTACGACCCAGCATTGGAATAGTTACTTACTTTAATGATCACAATACTCAATTGGGGGACAATCCAGATCAATGGATTTGGGAACATACTGGAGTAAAAATTGATCAAAAACCTGAATGGACAGTTGATCCTGTAAACTATTACGGTCATCAAATGGGTTTAAGTCAAATTATTCCTATAAATGTTTATAATCAAACTGCATATAGTGTAGTAGCAGAAACATGCTTTCATGACAACTTTGCTTTTTTTACAGAAAAAACCAGCAAACCTATAATAGGTCGAAGATTATTTGTTATGTTTGCAGGAAGAAATTATATGGCTAACCTACGCCGCTTAGGGTTTAAAACATTTGATAGTGTCATTGACGAAAGCTACGATCAAGAATATGATGCCTTGGTTAGATGGAGAATGGCTTGGGAACAAATGGTATGGCTTGCTGATCAACCACAAGATCAAATACTAGAACAAATACGCCCAATTGTGGAACATAATTTTCAACATTTAATGACTACAAATTGGGCAGACAATTTTAGACAGGAGTTAGAGCAAGACTTTGCTCGTGTAACTGCTGGCTAGCCAGATTTTTACCTTTGGCCTCAACCATGATATCAGCCCAATCGCTGTGCTCTAATGCCCACTTGTTGCATGCTTGGTTCCAAGCAAAATCACTGTGCGCTCGCAGTTTTTGTTTCTTGTACCCTGCTGCTAAGAGAGCGGCAAGATCAGGGCGTACATGTGGGTCATGATCCACCAACACATCTTCCCGGCTAATACTGTAATGAACAACAGGGCGAATACCACGCCAGCTGTCGCAAATCCTCTTGATACGATCGTCTCTATGGTCAATGTATTCTCCGGTGGCAATCCAATGATGGTGTAGGTCTAACACCAAAGCGACGTCTGCAGCCAATTCGAGGCTGGCTTCAAGCCCCCAGGACATTTCATCGTTTTCGATTGTGATGCAGTTTCTTGCTTCGGGACTGAGTCTGCTGAGCGCCGCACGGATTCCGGCTGGACCGCGTTTACCCGAGATGTGGACATTGATCTTAAAGTCCTGGAACGAAGCGCCATAGCCCATCCATCTTGCCATATCTGCATGATATTCAAACTCCTCTATACTTCTCGTTACAATGTTGTCGTTTTCGCTGGCCAACACACAGAATTGTCCAGGATGGAAACTGAGCCTTACATCTAATCGGCGTGCAGTTTTGCCAATTGGCGCGAATATCTTTTCTAAATGTAGTTGTACATCTGCCTGTTGCCACCAAGCTTTCCAATCTTTTTCTGTATAACCTTGCAACATTTCACTACCTAATCGAACCATTCTACGCTCGGCAGGTAGAGTGGCCACACGTTCAATCATTTTAACCGCAGCAGCAGCATTGTGATTCATAATGTCCCATTGGCGCTGCTCGGCCTCGCCAGGATGTTCACGCAACCAACGCATGGTAGTGCTACGCCCGTTGAGATCTCGGTCCTTGGCATTTACCTTCATGCCGCCACACTCGCTGGGGTCATTCAACCATTTGCAGGCAAAGCCAATACGTTTGATCATGAATTCCTTATTACATACATGGTTAGTCCTGCGTCTCTATCTACTATAACACAATCGTTAGGATATTTACGATATATTTCTTTTAATTCACTGGTGTATTTGTTTTTTGCTTTTTTGATCACTGATTCAATCACTACCATTTTGTTTGCCAATTTGGTCACGCGACCCAGCATAAGTTTGTTTGACTGTGGATAAGCAACATAATCATTGATAGTTATTTCTTTCCCAAGAGCGTCATTATGCATATCAATTTCCAATTTTATTATAACATTCTAAACAAACAGCATTTTGCGGTCCGCCCATTCCGCGAATCATTCGTCTACACTCTTGACAACAAATTACAGCCGCAGAATAGATGTATCCCTTTTTGCATTCATATAAGGGTTCCCATGCGCCATCGGGTGTTTGATTGTATCCCAAGATTTCTTCATTCATGGTATAATAATAGCAGTTATTGAATTAAAGTCAATTACACATCATGGCAATATGTGTTGCAAACACCGCATGTTTCTCTCGAATCCGAATGGTCAATCGATTGTCTCTGACATCGGTGTTACCCATATACCATGCCCAATCCCAACCTTGACGTCCAATCCATTCTTCCATAAACGGACGATAATGATCATTTGGATCAGCACTCTCTATTTGGATCCATGTGGCTCCAACGTCGTACCACCTAGCATCACTGTATCCAACTGCCACATTGCCCTTGGGCCACTTGACACTTATTTCCACGTAAGGTATAAAATGCCACCAAATTTTTTCAATTAAAGGAACAATCATGCGAACCTTAAGGCAAATTCAGTAGCAATCTTTTCGTCTTTGAAAATAAACAGAGTATCCTGGTCCTCTAGCTGGTCACTGTCCCCCAAACTGTAACAGTTGTAATATAACCAGTCGTCGCCGTTAAGCCAATGATTGATCTCTCCGTCCTTGCCTCCATATCGTACAGATCCTGTACCGGCATTAGCTTTAAGCCAAGTTTCTATTTCATCATGCTGCTTGCTCATTTTTTTATATGGTACTTTTACTTTACTTGGCATTATCCGCCCCACCTTAACAAAAACAGCGTTGCATCTTGTTCTCGTTTAAAAACAAAATATAGTCCATTGTTCCTCCAAGAACCTCGTTCAAAGTTGTCAATACAATAGGCTTCAAGACGACAGGCTTGTTCCCAGGCATCCGGTTCAGGCAACATTCTGAATTGATGCGGCCAATGGCGTTTGTTATAGGTTGCATGATAATTCATCATAGTATCCTTCAACTACCACCCATCCTAGCTTTTTAAAATCTTCATGAATTTCATCAGTTATGTAACTTTCGTTTACGAATCCATTAAATTTACTTTCCTCATCAGGAAGCCCTCTGATACCCGAACAGTACCAATCCATGTAATTACCTTCACAACGAAGGTCCGCTACTAATCCGCCGGCACTACGCCAGGAGCAGGACCATGTTTCATCTTTGAGGACAGGCATGAGTTCCAGTTTTTTAAATGCATTGTTACATAGTGCAGCATAGACATTTTGTGCATAAGATTCCGACGCTCTTACTTTGTCAACGAACCATCTCGCATCTTTCATGTCGCGTTCTAAATTGTGCTCCATTAGGCGTCCCATCTCAACAAGAAATTACTAGCGTCTGCTACGTCGTCAATGACTACCACCATGCCTTGCTGATGCGTTCTGCCCTTGGGTAAACATTCGTCCATCCAGGCATAAATTTCTTTTTGGTTATCAGTCCACCAACGGTAATCTGCAATAATGATATAATGATGCGGCATGTCATCATCAAACGGCCCTGTTGCAATAAATCTACCTTTGTCAGAAGGAAAAACTACGCTCACGGTTTTTTAATTTTTAACAAACAAAATGATTTGAATTTTTTCTCTGCCCAAATTTCACGGTTTTTCATACATTCTTCATAAGTGGCATATTCTTTGGTGTATACAAATTTTATCTTTTCTTCAGGCTCAAGCCATAACTGAACGCTTAGTAGCCAAACCGTAATAATTTCCATTTTAGTCACTCCTTAATATTTCAAAAGTCCATTCAGGACCGGTAAAATCAACATCAAACCATAAATGATTGTCTTGATCTAGCCAAACTGTAAAACCTTTCATGGAAAAAAAGTCAACTGCCAGTTGTTTAAATTTAATTTCATTAAAGTCAGGGATAAGTGTTTTTTGCTTTTTCTGTATTTTGTGAAGTTCGTTAATATAATTTTCCATTACATGATCACTGAACCATACGGGTCCATCTCTAAAACGAAATTTCATATTAACCCCACCGCAACAAAAACATTGTTAATTCTGCTTCATTTCTAAATCTAAACTGATCGAAACTTCTACGAGCACCGCATCTGTTATTCATACACCATTCTTGTATGGGGTCAAGATCCGACTCTCTGAGACCTGTTTGAGTGATTGGTCCGTGATCGTACGATAGCCTAGCATATATTATCAACGAGTGTTTGGTATCTCTTTCCCATACTATTTTCATGTGATCACTACACGATTTTTTTTGCTCTATCGCTGTACAATGTTACACCACGACCTCTAACCAGTTCTGCTGCTTTCTGCGGACAACTTTTAAACAACAATTCTAGAGCTTCTTTTGTAATATCTGCTTCGCAATCAACTGCATACAGTTCATAATGTCGTTGCTGATTGAATCTGGCTCTCAGCAACATATTCTGTATGATTTGATTTACAGGATTGCGAGCAGGTTCTTGGTTGTTTAGAATCCTGAAGGTGTTCTCAACATCCCACTGTTCGTATTCGGTAATAGGGACCACGCTCTCGAGTCCTTCTTCACACCAATAAACTAGATATGCATTAGTAGTCATAGAAATTTCATTCTGAAAAATGTTTGCCTATGCTTCGGTATCAAAATCTAGCCTAGTGTCATTGACCTATTTATTAATCCTGGTGTCAAATCCAGAATACTTACGAGCACGAAATCCGTAATTTTCTCTTAACCGCCAATGCATACCAGCCGACAGTCTGTGTTCTACACGAATTTAAGTAAGTATTTTGTTCTATTCAGAATTGGATAGTACTAGAGTCATACTGCATTATAACAGCATATTTAGATTTGTGTCAAGGTTCGTATAACCAACCCAAATTCTCCAAACGGTGTATCCAGGTGAATATGGGCGTAGTAAACGGCAACTCCCAACGTCCGTTCCAACCCAGATATGTTGCTGATTCTATAACAGGCTTTTTGTCTGGGTAATCTCTGGGATATTTTGGACGGTAATTTCCGGTCCATTTGAATCTATCCAAACTTAAATTTTCAAATTTTACTTCATGAATTTCTATAGCCATATCTAGATTTTTTTCTAGAACGCAATCATTATAATCTTTATTATCAAATTCTATCCAAAAAACATGTGAACCGTTTTTTAAATTTTGATTAACTTTTATAACTAAGATATCCGTCAGTTCTACTGTGTCAATTGTTTGTGAATCTACTCCGTAGGTGATAACAGGTTTAGTTCGCCACCAACGCGGAACTACAGTTATTTCTACGTCAAGATTGAATTGTGTATCCATGTTGTAAAAAAAGTTCTTGATACTCAGGATAAATTTCTAAGGCGTTTAAATTATGTACTGTATCCCACCGCGTCATCCATGCTACTAATTCTCTTAATTTATTTGTATCAGTTTGAGCTTGATTGTCAATGAAATTAATCATGGTATCGCATTCCCTAATTAATTGTAAGCTTAGTCTTGAAGTATCTCTACCAACACTCAACGTGTTAAAATCTACAGAACTGTTTTGTTGAATAAATTCTTTTAATGTTACAAAATTTTGTCTGAATTTCTGACGCACTTCATATGGAAGCACGTCAATCGCTAGATACGATGGTTGCCGTAACGGATTGCTTTGAATACTGATGTTGAAATCAAACGCACGTTTTATAAGTTTATGATAGGTGTTTATACTTAACAATTGCGGGACACTTCTTAAAACTAGTGAAAAGTTTTCATTTTGTAAACTGTTAAGATATTCTATATTCTTCCAGACCTGTTCTGTGTCACTACCTTGTCTGATATAGTGATTGTTAGATTCTGTCGACTCCACGCTGACTTCTATGTCAACTCTTTTAAATTTTTGTAAGTTATCTAACAAATCGTGATTTATAACTGTGGCATTGGTTACAAAACTGAGGCTTAAATGAGTCAGTTTGTTTTTAACCAACCAATCAATAAATTCTATAAATCTTTTATTAATAGTCGGTTCGCCGCCCATTACATGTATTCTATGCAATTTAGAGACTGATTGCACGTTTTCAAGGAATTGTTGATAACACTGGTTGTCGTTAGTCCAATTTGCTTTGTGCTGAAACGGAATTTTCCATTTGGTATAATGCGAAGCAATTTTGCTACTTGCATCGGGACCGCACATTTTGCATGCTAGATTACATTCATTACCAAAATCAATATGCCAATCAATTGGTAACTTATCACTGTCAGATTTGAAATTTTTTTTCCATGGACTCTGGTCAAAACTTTTTTCAAATGCATGTTCTGTGAATATAGCTACTTTATAATTTTCTTTTATTCTACGACTTTGATGTCCGTATAATTCTTCATGATAACATCCAATACACTCAGGTAATGGTTCGTTACCTAGAATTCGTTCTCTAAAGTTTTGCATGGTATTGCTGTTATACCATGTGATAAGATTAGTATTTTGAATATTGTATTTTGTGCCTTGTGCTTTTTGGGATTCTGAACAACAAACACCGTAAGTGCCGTCCCAATACAAATGAGTGTTATGCCATGGCACTGCACAAAAAATTTTTTGATTGGCCATCAATCAATTATGCCAAAATTAGCCCAGTTGGCTCCGCCAAGACAAATCCAGCCTAGTGGTCCACCTGGATTGGGATTGGTGTTCCAGACCACATGACAGCGTTCACTGACAAAATTTGGCGGAGTATTTGAAGTGGTGAATTGCATTTGACCTATTTTGAGATTGTCAATTTGCACCGATCCATCTTCACATAAAACTATATTATCTTTGCTATTGGCAGTCAGTACAAGTTTTTGCTGTCTTGTTGTACCAAGAATCCCTGTGTCTCGAGATTTTTTCTTGGCAACTATTTCAATTTCGTCATCCCAAATGCTAAGTGCTGCCGAAGGTTCAATAGTGTTTATTCCAACACGCTTGGGTGTAACATAAAATGTTTGTGCAAGTAGGCTTTCTCCACTTACTTTGAGTTCTAGTAATTCACCTAATGTTTGTAAATTTGAATTAACGATACTGGATCCCAACATATTATTTTTGGCTATTTCTGTACCATTTAAAGTTATTTTTTCTAAATCAAGGCCATCCTGCTTGATTTTATCAAAAATTAAATTACTGTATCCATTAAACAATGTATAATCTAGATTGGTCAAAGTGTTAGAACTTACACTGGACACTAGACGTTTAAAAAACTCAGTGTTTTCAGGCACGTCGCCATTTACAATAAATGAACCATTTATTGTCATTGATCCTTGAACTGTGAGATCCTTGGTCAACAAATTGTTTTCTATTACGGTACTGTCATCTAGTATTGTTAATGCAACTTGGCTGGCTCGATCATCGATACCAGTGCTACTAAAATTTTCAATAATGCCACCGTTGATATTATCGCCGGTAATTTTTAAATTTGATAGTTTGATAGCTTTAGGATCTATACTAGATTCTGGAAAAACAAATTCGGTCATCCTGTCAGCTACTAAAGTGCTCACATTATCAGTTATTGCACGTTGAAAGTCAATAGTGGTCAATCTTTGTTGCACTTGTGTTTCTACAAGTTCTCTAGTTTGATTTTGTGCAGCATCAATAGTTTCATTTATTTTACTGACTATTCTATTTTCTAATCGCTTTGGATCTACTGTGTATTCACTTATTCTTCTCTCAAATGCGCTATTTGCTGCTTCTTGAATATGTGAAGAGTAGTCGTATGCTGCCAATCTGTTGTTTATGGCCGCGCCAATAGCAGAATCAACCTTAACCAATACATTGGCGGTTATATCTGCTACAAGTCCTTCAACAATTTTTGCTAAATGTGTGTTAAGATCCATTATCAAATTGAATACTAATTACGTGTTCGTAATTTTTCTTGATTAAACTTTTGTACATTAAATTTTTATGTACATTAAAACCTACTGCGCCGGCATCATGACTAAATTTTGCCAACTGTTTAAAAAACATTGCTCGTCTAGCAAATGGCATAGATGCTATTAACGATTGATTACTAATCTGATACACATGAGTTTTCCAGCTATTTCTATCGGTACTGTCATGGTCATGGAACTCTAAAAAAATATCTGTTGATTGAGCATTTCTTATCAACGCCGGAATACTGAATTCTCTGTCTTTAAATTCTTGATTTTTGTAATCCTTACATGTAGTTATCACATATTCTCGAGCAAGATTACAAATTTCTTGTACTCGTGCTCGTTGTTCATTATCGTCTTTGGCAAAGGTGAAATATTCATCCAAAACCATAACACAATCAAAGTGCTTGTGATATGATCCCAATTTGTCAGCTGGTATATAATCAAACGAAACATTATTTTGCTTAAAGAACTCACAAGCATCGTTAGATGCCTGCGTTAAAAAAATATTTTTAGCTGATTCAACTAGCATAGCAGGATTAAAACCCACATACAAAACTCTTGTGGAATTGAAGTTGTGAAATTCAGCAATTACCTCAAGTATTTCTTTTTTGCGTTTTAATATTTCAGTTGGTTTGGTATGTGCTTTGTACGCTCGTAAAAGACAATCAGTGTAACTTCCAAAACTCATGATACCCTTTGTTATTATTAGTTTATTATTTATTGGGTTGGCGAATTAAATCAAGTGTTACACAATGAAAACCACCGCCTAGTGTTCTCGAATGCCTTAGTTCCAATGGGATTACCGTAAAATTTTGTATTTCTAATATCTTTATTAATTTATTCTGCTGTTTATCAACAATAACTGTGTTGGGATCCAAAACCAGCATATTTAAAGCTATCCATTTACTAGCATACGGATACTGATAAAATGCCTGTTCTACTACATCATCTATCCAAATAACTTCCCAATTGTCAAAAACATTGGGTAAGTTATCCATATTGACCCTGCTGGCATTTACCATCACCAATCCTTCTCTCAAAGGAACTATGGTGCTGTCAATATGTGCTCCTGAGTAAAACTTACATATTTCAATTTTGACATAAGGAAATTTTCCCATCAACCAATGTGCTGCTTGATAATTACCACTTACGCTTTCAAGAAACAGCATCTGGTCATTTAATCGTAAAACGTTTGCAGCATCCATAACATATTGGCCGTTGCGTGGCATACGATGTACAGTATCGGAACGATACACAACGTCGTCTAGTGCTTCTATTTCCATGTCTCTACAAGGATACATCATGGCAGGATCAACAATTGTGCTTCCATGGATCAATAATCGATCTCTTGGACAATAATTGTACATACCGCCGCGCTCTTGAAAATTGATGGCTTTGGGTCGGTGTACGGCAGCACCGTATTGCTCTAGGGTTTGTACTAGAACATCAAGATCTTCATTGGTTTCATCAATGATCCAATCCGGAACAGGCCCGCTAGGTACTGGTGTTTCTCGCCAAGTGGTTTTTTCACTTTCTTGCGCGAATACAGGATCATCACTAGGCCAATTAGAAAAATCAGCACGGCCCACAACAACTTCTCGTAATGGATCCCATTCATTGAATGAGTGTATCATATGTGTCCGGTTATTTGTAATGTATATCTAGGTTGGAATCCCATGTTAAATGCACTGTGTGGTGCATCCCATGGCCATATCAAAGTAAATCCTGCAATCCAATCAGCATACCCAGTGCTTTCACATTCTGCAAAATGTCCGGGTTTACGATCTTGTAAAAATACCACTGCTCGACGTATCCGGTATTCCTGACCTTGTAAATTGAATAATTCAATGTAGCGACGATAGGTATCAATGTGATTGGGTAAACTGCTACCTGGATCCATTCTGTAATAACATGTGCCTATGTTCTTCCATTTGCCATAAGTTTCAAAGAAGTCAATAAATTTTTGATTCCAACTGGGCTGAGCACTACGCATGTCGCACATCCAACCACCAAATGGACCGCGGAATCCCGCATCTTCCCACTCTATTTGTGTAGCAGGATCATTGAATTTTTCTTTTATGTAATCTAATTTTGTATATTCATCATCCCAAAATTTTGCAATGTTAAACTGTTCGTGTGTTACCATAATAAATTACCTTGTAATCTTTACTGGTTTTATATTTGCGCCAAGGATCAACAATTACACTGCCAGGTTCTAAGTCAACATATAGTTCTTGTTCTCGTTGTTCTCCTGTATATCCGTATGTGACATTTCTGTTGTGAGCTAAAAATGCTATTACCGGCATACCATTGAATGGAGGATCGTCGCCGGTTAAAGGATCTACATAATAAAATTTGGCTTGAATAGATTGCAAATAATGACCTATCAATAAGCTATAACTGCCATCAACGAAATCAACGTCTGGTTTATATGCTTTGCCCATAATGAATATAGGCAAGTTGTATTGCCTTTGTATTTTGGCAAGATATCTTGCAATGTTGCGTGCCTGTTTTTCTCTTGCATGCATTATGGTATTAAAAATATCATAACCAAGATTTAAATTTTCTGCCAACCAACGTAGTGCAATATTGTCTCTTGGGTGGCATGGACCTGCATCGCCCATTCCTGCTCGCATGTATTTTGGACTCATTATACGTATGGTGCTATTGGCCAATGCCTCAGTAACAACATCAACATTTATATTACCATTTGCCATAGCAACATCTTGAATCATGTTTACTAATCCAATTTTGGTACTAATAAATGTGTTATAAAATATTTTGATTGATTCTGCTTCATCCCAGGTACCGACTATGTATCTAGGATTGTTTTGCATGATAGACTTATAAAATTCAATCAATGTCTTGGCGTCTCCTGTTTCACTTCCATCCTTGGTTCCAATAATAACCATTTCAGGATTTATCATGTCCCACTCAACACTGCCCATGGCAATCAAGTAAGGATTATAAACAAAGCGAGCATTGGTAATACATGAGCGTAGTTCTTTTCTAACTGTACCAGGTAATACTGTGCTAATTAACACAACTAACTGATCTGGGCTGGCCCATGCATTGATATTGTTAAGCACTTGTTTAACTGTAGTATAATCAAAATCTTTATTAGGCAAATGTGTAATTGGTTGGCTGCCATCATAGGCAGGATCATGCGGAGTTTGTACTGCCACAAATACCAAATCTTTTCCTACCACTGCACCTCGTATAGAGTCAGATATTTTAATTTTGTTGCTGGTTTTTGGACACACATCATAACCAACTACATCGTGAACTTGTGCCATTGTTTCAGCACAAGGCATGCCCAACTTACCAAGACCGATAAAGCCTATGTGCATTAGTTTTCCTTTTGAAATTTTAACGTGTAGAAAATCAAATTTACGAGTATTGTTTTATTTATTGTACGCTGGTTGCATTGATAGTATTCAAAATTAATTGTTCCATGTCATGTATACGTGTTCTGGTTGTGTTACTATTTAATACCACAAACAAGCGTTTTTGGTTGCGAATGTACACACTCATTACTAAACATCCGCCGCTGGCTCTTACATATCCAGTCTTACTTACAATTACGTTATACTTGTTAACCAAAGGATTTGTGTTATTATATTTAAATTTAATGAATTTTTTCTTTTTCTTCTTTACAAGTTCGCCTACTGCTTGATTGCTTGCATACACAATTTCTTTATATCGTTCAGCTGCCATCAACAACTTAATCAAATCTCGAGGTGTACTTACATTTCTGTTATCTAGGCCACTGCTGTCCGCGAATCTTGTATCGGTCATTCCTAGTATTTGAGCTTTATGATTCATATCAGATATACAATTATTGTATCCTCTACGATAAACTTCGCATAGCATTTTAGCCGCATAGTTATCTGAACGTATAACCGCCAAATTAATTAATTGTTCTCTATTAACAATTAGGCCGCGAAATCTCCTGTCAAGAGGTTGTTGTAAATTATCGTTAGAATCAAGAACTACCATGGCTGTCATTAACTTGGTTATACTTGCAATAGGCTGCTGTATTTCAATATTTTCCGATTCTAATACGGTACCATTACCGTCGGCTATAAGCCAAGACTTAGCCGATATATTAGTAGAAAAAACAGGGTAGCTCACAATCATAAAGATCGCGTAAGCAAGAAAAAATCTAAACATTATGTAGGGTACTTTTCTAGATCTTCAATGAAATATTCCATGATTAGGAATATTGTAGCACACATTGCCATAGCAAACAAGCTGCCTTGTCTGATAGCCATGGTCATTGCTGCCCAAAAGAACAATCTCAGTCCCCACTTTACTAAGTCAATGGTATACATTAATTATATTTACTACTTCTTCTATGTGCAAGTTTAAAGTTTTTGCAATTGCCACATGACTGTATCCTTGCCGATGCAGGTCCAATACAGCTTTAATAACGCCAGGATTTTGTGCCATGTTGTAGTTGGTGTCTTTCAATAATCAGTTTTACCGCTTGTTCTGGGTATCTTAGCCGCATACATATTTCTTCCACCGTGTAACCATGATCCTGATACATGCGTTCAATCAAATCAATTCTGGGTTTGACGATAAATTGATATTTATTCATTGCTTTATTTCACAATCTATCCACTTTAAATTGTTGTACCAATCATATACCACACTGCCTTTGGGAATCAGGCATCTACCCAGTTCGGGGTCAACTTCTATTCGAATCTGTACCACGGCCCAGATCAACCATATCAAATATAACGATGTGACAGCGCCTATGCCATACTTCCAGGCATTGCATTTGATATGTTCAATTCTTTTACGTTTTGTGTCTGCGGCTCGACGATCATCCACACGTTTCTTGGCCCAGGCGATTGCCTGTTGCCGCTTCATCTTTTCCATCATGGCCTGCACTCTGGTGTACAAGTCACCCAGCTCGGTTGGACAATTGTATACCATGAGTTCTCTCAGTTCGGCCTCCATGGCAACCAATCTACTTTGCATGAGCACTCGCTGAAGTGCTCGCTTGCCTAAACTGGTTTCGCCTGTGTACACTTCATTGTCATGTCTTTCTTCTTCTTCGAAGATGGCCGAACACTTGGCATAGTTTTCAAAATACACACCCAGTTCTTCGCCAATTTGAGTATACACATCGTTGGGCTGTTTTTTGCTTAATTCAATTATCCGATTTTTTTCTTGGATAAATTGATTCTTTTCTGCAACCGTAGGTGCTCGATGTTTGAATTTCTCACCAAACTGTGCATCTAAATCCGACAGTATTCCCTTGACATCACCGGCTGCACTGGCTATTTCTTTGTATAATTCGCAGCCTTTTTTTACAGCCTGTACGGCACCATTTGCAAGGGCAAAGAGGGTTAGCGGATCCATTTCCTCCGCTCCTGAATTGAACTTAAAATAACCCTATAAATTGGGTCACACATAGTTGATCCTTTATAATTAATTTTTGACGGACCAATAGTTATCGAACTTAGTTATACTTATTTGGTCAAAACAAAAAAGCCCCTTGCGGGGCTTTTTGTCAACTTAAAGTACGCTTAAAACCCTATTCTTAACACAAAGTTGCCGGCTACACTTTGTATGTCACGGTGTTGTAGTTGAACTGCCCCCACTGCCAATGAAAGTCTATTTGTAAGGTCTTTTCTAATACCCAACCTTGCAATTTTGACTGCGTCGTCAGTTTGTGAATATTCACCAAACACCGCAACTGATCCAAATGATCTATCAAAACGCACACCAAGTTCGCTGCGTTTTGCAGTTGAGTCTACCGCTGCATATGACATGGCAGTCAAAGCACTACCCAGTTCGGTCACAGCATCTCGCGTATTTTGTTCCACTCGGTATCCAACAAATGGACGTAGCCCTTTTAAATCCGGAGTATAAAGTCTCAGTCCCAACCATCTATCACTACCGACAGTTCTTGAACTGTTGCTGTAACCCAATTCAGGCAAACTGTGTGTTGTGGTCATTTCGTTATTGGCATATCCCAACTCGGAGGCAAACAACCAATTTCTCAAATTTGAGATAGAATACAAGTTTACAATATCTTTGTTCAATCCACCTGTGGCATTGTTGCCGGACATGGCAGATTCTGAACGACTGACACTGAAACCAATAACGGTTCTTGGAGATAATAACTTATCAATACCAAAACCAAATTTCTTGCTGCTAATGGTATATCCGTCTACGGTGTACTCACCGGTTCGTTCTCCCATAGAGTAAAAACTTACAGTGCCTTCTTTGCCTACATTGCCACGGAACGCGATTTCGCCATCAACTATGCTTTGTCTGGCCAATACATCATTTCGTGATAGCAAATTAACATAAGAGTTAGTGTCAGCTAGCACTGTGTATTGATCAATTCTTGTTGCATAATCTTGACTAGTGCCAGTTGTGACCACTTGATCAAATGTGGTTGTAGTTGTTACTGTTTGATTGACGGTACTAGTTGTAGTAACCGGGGTACCATTTGTTGTGACAGTGGATCCATCGCTGTATGTGGTTACAGTGGTAGGAGTTGTCACAGTGGTTGTAGTCACTGGAGTTGTATCTGTTGTCACCCGTGTAACTGGTGTGGTAGCCACAATGGTGATATTTCTTGTCACAGTCAAAGATTTTGCTGTACCGGCTCCTCTAGTGTCAGTAACAGTTTCTACTACAGTAGTGGCACCTGGTGTATCAACAACTGTAGTTGTAGTGGCGCCTGTGGATGAACTAGTATACACTATAGGTGTACCAGGTGCTGTTGATACCACAGTGGGCGAGCCACCTCCGCTACTACCACTAAAGTTGGCTGTGGTAAGTGTACCGCTATAACCTCCTGGAGTGGCTGCTGTGGTGCCACCATTGGCATCATAGCCTCCGCCGCTCATGTTGGCAGTTACACCTGTGGCTGTGGTTGTACACATTACACTTCCGCTGGTCGTACCGCAAGCACCCCAGCTGGTAGAACTGGTCCAACCTTGTGCAAAGACGCCGCCGGGATCTAGACCAAATTCTGGATTGTAAAGTATATTATTGCCTGCTGTACCACCTGTGGGTGTAAATGTAACAGTCGGTACACGCCATTGTGGACCATAGTTACCTGCCCACCAACTAGTGTCAGTACCAATCATGACTACTTTTACATAAGCAACACTACTACAACTGCCTGCTGATCCACAGTTGGTAGATGTTAAACTTAGTGTGGTCCATGGTTCACTGTTATCGCCCGGTACCGAACTCCATGCATTCATTTGTAACAAGTTACCTGTGGCATAACTTGTTTGACTTGATCCTAATAGTGTATTACTAGAATTGTAAAACTCTAATTTAAGTTGACCAGTATCGTGTTGTAATGGTCTTCCTCCGCCAGCATGCGCCTCAACGGTAAATGTTAAAGTTCCTCCATTTTGCATTGTTGAATCGAAAACTACTATTTGACTGATAGTGCTGTTTGCCATATACGACATGTTTGCACTATTGTAATCTGTGCCTGACTCGAAAGCATTTACTGAATTGAAACACATGGCGGCCATGATCGCAATGATCTTGCCCCAATATTTCATTTTTTTTAGCTCCTTTAGTAGACTTGTTGTTTTTGTTTGTGTCTACCAAGTATTTACAACAAAAAACCTAATGATTATGTGGCACTACATTCTATGCGGTGGAGTGACAGGTGCAGGTTGTGGAGGATTTTTGACAGGACGATGTGCAAACCAACTCATAGTTGTCTCCTTTTTATGACACAAAAAAACCTGGAAATTTTCCAGGTTATTTGTAATTAATTTTGGTTCCTAATCCAGTTCCTTGTTTAAGTGGACTAGTATCTGGTATATGTATTCGTTTACCAACTCCCATCATGCAATATTCATTGGTATTCAAATCATGAATAAACCAGCTGGTGGTTTCCGTTTCAAAATTAGCGTATACCAAATTTACTGTCTGTTCATTGGGTGCTTGAGTAGCCATGATTAGTTTTTCACCATATCGTTCCATGGTAATTTCAACATCTTCAAAGCTGCCACACATCAATTGAATTTTTCTAAACCTAGGTTCTGCTGTAGCTGCTGTGGCTGCTGTGGCTGCTGTGGCTAGAGTGACCAGTAAGATGACTGCTAAAATTTTGTTCATACAGTATATATCATAACACCGTGGCATGATAAAATACCAATATTATGTTTCTTGATGATCAAATCTGCCGCAAACTATGTCATAAAATTCGTCTAGTTCGCCGCCCCACTTGCCTTTGAGATATGGACGTAAGTCGTAGCACAGTTTTGCGTTTTTGTCTTTGTTGGCCTGTACAAATGTATTGTGTAGCTTTTTCCAGTGATCCAGTTTAACAACTTCTTCTAACGGAATTTGATCTCCGGGCACTACACAAAATGTTTCTAATATTTGTCCTTCTACATCGTGTGGTTCTAGTTCAAGAACAGTGTATCTTTCACTTAATTCTTCTGCTATTTGTCTATTAAAAATAATATCCATTATCGTTTTTTTACTCCTACTATTTTGTATATATGCTGTACAGCTCTAGCCTGATAATAACAATCAATCAATGCATTGTGAGCACCGTGTCTGTTTTTTTCTCTTGGATCACCATGAACACTAAACAATGTACGGCTGTCTCTTATCTGCCAAAATTGCCACGGAGTCGGACGACCAACTTGTCTATATAGATCTTCTAGTATAACAATGTCAAAAGCAGGTCCTTGACACCAAATATTATCTGCACCAACCAAAAAGCGATTGAGCTGATCCAACATATCATTTACACTTATGCGACCATCCATGCCCATAGCTTCTTCTCTTACTTCTTCAGTTTGTGTTCCCCACCAGGCAACTGTTTCGTCTTGAACGTGTCGGTCCATAGATAGTTGTTCGTCAACATCTGGTTTTAAGTATAGGCCTTGACCTTGATCAACATCCGACTCCCAGGGGCTAAACTTGACTGCGCCGAAAGTTAAAATAACTGACCATGGTCTTGTGCTCAGCGTTTCAAGATCCAGCATTACATCCATCATTGACTCCTGAGGGCTCTATCAGCTTCGGCTGCTGCTACACGTCTACGCAGACTACTGGAACTGAACGAATGATCGCGTTGGTTAAACACCAATTCAATTCGACGATTGTAACATTCTTGTGCACCAGTAAAATCTTTTTCTGCGTATTCTATACCCAGTATACGCACATCAATAGGCAGGGTCAAAAGAATGTCAACTAAATCTTGCTCAGTCTGATATACAACCACTTCATCCACATAGCGACATGCCGCCAATTGAATCTGTCGCTCCACGACACTCTGTACGGGTGGATTTTTTATATCCGGACGGTCAATTGTGGGGTCGGTTTGCAGCCCGGCGATAAGATAATCGCAGTGATTCTTAGCCTCTGCCAACATTGCAATATGACCGGCGTGGCATAAATCAAAAGTCGAAAAAGTAATCCCAATCTTAAGTCCCTTATCCTTAAGTTCTCGTATTTTATTGAATATCATTCAATTAGCTGGTTCTAATTTTACGTTGAGAGGAAAGCCGTTGTTACGAGCAAGAAGAGTTGCTTCTACACCTTTTTGTTCAGCTATTTCATAAGGTAAAGTACTAACCACGCTAGATCCTTCTTGATGAATTTTCAAAGTTATTTCATGTGCAGTTTGCTCTGAATGATGGAAAATTGTTTTGAGAGATTCTACAACAAATTCCATAGTTGTTACATTATCGTTTAGATATATTACATTAAACAAACTGGGTGGCTGGATGTTTGTTTTGATTTGAATCCTAGGTTTGACTACAATATCTGTTTTGCTCATGGTCTTGTAGGTTTAAGTAGGGGGATGTATCCCCCTACTGTTATTATACTACTTAGCGAATGTAATTGCAATCTTCTTGGGCTTTTGTTCTTCGGGAACAATATGCTCCAAACTAACTGCCAAAATACCATTAATTACTGTAGCGCCTTTAACTTCCACATTGTCAGCTAAAGTAAAATGACGAGTGAAAGTTCTTGCACTGATGCCACGGTGCAAGTATTCGTATTCATCTTTTTGCTTTTGTTCGCCTCGAATCGTTAGAACATTTTCTTTGTATTCAATATCAAGTTCATCTTCACTGAAGCCAGCAACCGCTAGTTGGATGGCATAGTGATTTTCGTCAATTCGAACAATGTTGTGAGGCGGATAGTTGTCGGCTTTACTATTGGCAAAAGTGCGTCCTAGTTCGTTGAACAATCTATCAAAGCCTACAGCATGGCGATGAAGTGTTGGTAAATCAAAAGTGCTAATTGTATAAGTTGTCATAATACGTTCTCCTTTCTATAAGCAAGTTATGACATATGAGTGTAGACCCCACCCGGGCATCTACACCGCATATTCTTTACGGCTTTTCTGTAAACTCAGCATCTACTACATTGTCATCTGCAGTGGGCTTTACAGATTGCTCTGTAGTTGACGGCTGTTTTGCTTCGTTGATTGCATTTGAGGCAACAAACAATTCAGTCAATTTTGTTGTAATTGCTTCTCGGTCTGTGCCTGCAATGGCTTGTTCTAGTTCACTTATTTTATCGTTTATTGTCTTCGTCTGATCTTCTGCGAGTTTGCCCCCAACTTCTTTCAGATCAGTTCTTACTTGGTGGATCACTGAATCCGCTTGGTTACGAGTTTCAATGAGCTCTAGTTGCTTTCGATCCGCAGCGGCATTTGTTTCAGCATCGCGAATCATCGCCTCAATCTGTTCTTGACTTAGACCACTATCAGATTTAATGGTAATCCGATTTTCTTTGCCAGTTTTTTTGTCTCGAGCACTTACTTTAAGAATGCCATTTGCATCTACATCTAGAACAACTTCAATTTGGGGCATACCTCTAGGTGCAGGATCGATACCTTCTAAATTAAATTCGCCTAGCAGTTTGTTGTGCTGTACTAGTTCACGTTCACCTTGATAGACTTTGATAGTAACTGCAGGCTGATTGTCTTCAGCTGTGCTGAACACTTGACTATGCTTGGTAGGAATAGTTGTATTCTTTGGTATTAGTTTGGTCATCACTCCGCCCATGGTTTCAATACCTAGGCTCAGTGGGGTAACATCAAGTAATAGCACATCTTTACGATCACCACCTAGTACAGCACCTTGTACTGCTGCTCCGGCTGCTACTGCTTCATCTGGATTAACATCACGACGTGGTGCTCGTCCGAATAACTGTTCAACCGCTTCTTGCACTTTGGGCATACGTGTTTGGCCACCAACTAAAATAATCTCATCTATATCGCCGGCAGTTACTCCAGCATCTTGCATTGCTGTACGGCATGGTTCGATGGTACGCTGAATTAGATCATCAACTAGACTTTCTAATTTGGCTCGAGTAATTTTAATGTTAAGATGTTTTGGACCAGTGGCATCAGCAGTGATGTAAGGTAAGTTTACATCTGTTTGTGTGTTGTTGGACAACTCAATCTTGGTACGCTCGGCAGCTTCTTTTAGTCGCTGTAGCGCCATTACGTCTCGGCCGAGATTAACTCCAGATTCCTTCTTAAATTCAGTAATAAGGTAATCCATAATGCGTTGATCAAAATCTTCGCCTCCTAGGAATGTATCCCCATTGGTGCTAAGTACTTCGAATTGTTTATCACCATCCACATCAGCGATGTCGATAATAGATATATCAAAGGTACCGCCACCAAGATCATACACAGCAATTTTACGGTCTTTTTTGTCACTCTTGTCTGCTCCATATGCCAGGGCTGCTGCCGTTGGCTCGTTGATTATACGTAATACCTCAAGTCCAGCAATAGCACCCGCATCTTTGGTGGCCTGACGCTGGCTATCATTGAAATATGCAGGGACTGTAATTACTGCTCGTGTTACTTCGTGCCCAAGATAGTCTTCAGCGGTCTTTTTCATCTTGCGTAGCACTTCAGCTGAGATTTGCGGAGGCGCCAGTTCTTGGCCGTTGGCCTGTACCCAAGCATCACCGTTCTTGCTCTCCATGATTTCATAGGGCATGAGATTGATGTCTTTTTGTACAGCCTGCTCCATGAACTTGCGTCCGATCAGTCGCTTGGCAGCATAGATAGTGTTCTTGGGATTGGTTACAGCCTGACGTTTGGCGCCAGCGCCTACCAGAACTTCGTCTGAGGTATAGGCCACAATGCTGGGCGTAGTACGTGCGCCTTCTGAATTTTCAATTATTTTAGGGATTCCGTTTTCGACAACTGCTACGCAGCTATTGGTGGTACCAAGATCAATACCAATGATAGTACTCATTTATTTTTCTCCTTAATTAAGCAAGTATTTTGTGGGCCCGAAGCACCCTACACAATTATTTATACATCAATTATACTAAATTTCACAGTGTGCTACAATTATTTTGGGTTGATTAGAACAAAATTATTACTGACTGTATATCTAGGATTCCATGTAAGTGCAAATTGTGTGTAATCTTTGTTGTTGTCAAAACTTAACCGATATGTATACTTGTGTATTTTGGTTCTATAAGCAGCAATCTGGTACCTGGTTGCCCATGTATCTAGGTCTTTTCTAATTTGAGCAAGTGCCGCGCCTGCTGCTGCTCCGCCGGCACCCATTGGCAAGCGAAACTCTATGTACATCAGTACAGTTTTTTGGGTAATTGCTCGTCGGCCAATCTCTTTTGCCAACGTCGGCGTGCTGCTGCTTTTGCTTTCTTGCGACGAGTAGTTGGTTTTTCATAGGTTTCGCGTTCACGTAAATTCTGCAAAAGGCCACTTTCGGCCACTTTTTTCTTGAATTTGCGTAAAGCCTTTTCTACATTGTCGTGTGTAACTACCACCAAATTACCTATTACTTTGTTTGATTTTTCATACATAAGATTATTTATTTTCGTGGGCTTGTGCTGCAAAAAAGTGTACAGGATCAGTTATGCGTCGAGGATTTTCTATGTAAAACTTATCGCCATAATAGTATGTTTTATCAAGTAGACACAATGATTTGAACTGGTCCAGTCTAGAATTCACAATAATAGTATCGCATGCTTCCACTGCTTGTTGTAACCAATGATTGTTATTCATGTTAGGAGTATACGCATACACGTTATAAGCATCTGCAGAATATTGGCAAAATCTTATAACTGCATCCAAATCAATTTGGTCTAGGTCAACTAATAACACTGAATACAACCCGTTGTGTATAATGTCGGGCGGGGTAACTAAATTACTATCCACGCTTGCCTTTCAATATTTCTTCGATCTGTTGTTCAACTTGAGCTTGTTCGGCGTCGCTGAGGTCTTCAATTTCATATTCGCCGGCTTCAAGCTTTTCAATCAGATGCTGAATGTAAGCCTGATTGTAAGTGTAACTGTCAGTGGAGTTTTTATCTACTTCGATCCATTTTTGACCATTCCATTTAAACAGTCGGTCAGGAAGATAATCTGTTCTAATAAACATATCACCCTTCATGGGCGTATCTGGGAATCGTTCTCCAAAACCGCACTGACTGGCTGCTTGCAATTTGTCATTGTCGGCCTGTATGGACATGCCCGGATACAGTTTGTTAAATGCATCTAGGTTGTACACTTTGCCTTTGTAACGCACAGCATAGTCTGCACCGCGTCTGACGGGCGTATTAAATTCATCTACAGGTGGTGGCAACTCTTCCGTGGGTTCCTCTGTTGCGGTAGCTGCTGGAACCGTTTGTTCTTCCTCTATAAATGATCGAATCTGAGCAATTTGATTGTCAGTCAAAGCACCATCGTCGGCTGGATATTTTGGCTGTTCGTCGATCACTCGTTGTGCCCACATTTCTTCATTTTCGAGAACGGGTATATTTAAATCTTCGTCCTGTTTAATTTGGTCTGCCTCGGTATTTGCTTGTTCAGCACGATGTTGCTCATCTAACATATCTGCTGCTTGTGCTGCTAGGTGCGCTCGTTCAAAAAATTCATCTGCCTCCCGATCGGGATTTATTTTTTCATCCAACCGATTCAACGCAGCAATCTCTGCCTCAGTCCAAGGTCGTTGTTCTACGCCTGGCGGATTGGGATTGGTAGCCATAGCGGCGGCATCGTCGTCATGAATCCAACCACCACGACCCTGTCTTGCCCATTCAAATTGTTTGTTGGCAGCGAGGATAAGTGTTAGTGCTAGCGGATCAAATACAATAACAATAAGTATAATAACCCAACGTACAGCCCGCTCAAGAATATTTTGATCGGGATTGTCGCCGTATATAAGAGCAGCAATATATTTGATAGGTCCAACTTCTGCCTCTACCTTTCTAGCCTCTGCGGCCAATGGGGCTCGCTCGGCTTGTAATTGTTGAATTGTTTTTTGACTTCGTGTGATTTCTGATTGTAATGCGGCTCGTTCTTTGGCCTGTTGCTTACGAATAATAACTGCTTTATCGGTGCCTCGTTCTGAATCTGTTCTTCCTAGCATTTGATCTACTTGGGCATTCATTTGCTCAATGGCCTTTTTGGCCTGTGCTATGTTTTCTCTTTCTGTGTTAATTTTTTCATCATATATAGCAACCTTACTGGTAGCATCGCCGGAAACCAAACTTTGATCACTGTGTGCTTTGCTTAAGAAACCAAAGATACCCATACTGGTTAGTAGCATTAGGAATACGATAGCAGGAACAAGATAGGCCTTGAATACCCATCCGGCTCGTTGCCAGTTGTTGTGTAACCAAACTGTGGCAACCAATTTGCCGGCTTCAAGTGCGCCGCCCATAATGATAACAGGTATGACTGCGGCACTGAATATAGCAGTGAGACCTTCGACCGAATACCATGCAGCGATTGCCGAAATGGTCACAGCCACTAACATGATTAGTGATCCAAATAACATAGCGTGTATTTATAGAATTGTATGGCTAGTATATTATACTAACGGAATGACGTCAACTAATTAATATGTCATTTATGACGCCCAGGGCCTGCCTTTTTTAAGGCCACCGGTGTTCGGATTATCCACCAATGAACCGGTGTTACTTGACGCATTGTAGCGTGTAGGCAATTGTGTAGCATCGGCTGAAGTATCTGCGTATCTACCGGGTTGAACTAAATTACGGTCAGCCCTGTCTGTTCCTGCAAGGGTTAATTTCTGATCTTGCCTGTCTCTTTTTAGAGCTAATTGTGCTATTCCATTGGCTGACATATAATTATTTATCAACCCAAAAAGAAACCCGCCGAAGCGGGTCTAAATTACTGCCTTTTTTATGGATATATTACATCGCTACTGCACTACCGGATTTTCCAATTCAAAATAAGTGTTGCCACGAGCAATACTAGCCTCAATGGTATCATCCCAATCACCTGCTGCCTCATTGCCAAATCTGTTCTCAGCTGCTATTTCAATTGCGTTTACTAGTACTAGTAAGGCCTCACGACACTCATCGTTGTCTATTGTGCTGATACTTTCACGCATGTAGTCTACCAGTGCTTCCATTTGTTGCATGTCCAGTTCTTTAATTGCCACACGATCAGCGAGAATATCATCTACTAAATTTTCTACATTCATGCCAGACCTCGAACATGGTTGATAACCTGGGCAGCTTCAGGAAAGCCTTCATGCTCTTTTATTTGTACAGCCGCTTCTATCATGCTCATGTGCATGGCATGCAGTTCTTCGAGATGTGCGTTGATGATTTGCCGCTTGCGGTTAAGGCTGTACTTGATCGGGCCATATGAACTGTTGCTGTAATTGGGATTCATGTGTTTTCCTTAGTCGGGTGCTACACCTGGGTCAACAGTTCGACCTTCATAGTGTGCTCGTGTTACACAAACTGTTTCCAGTCGAAAACGCTTGAGTCCATCAAACCTAGCTGCTTGGCACTGCTGTTTACTAGCATATGGTCCCACTGCAACTTTTTCTACAAACTGTCCACTGGTGGTGTAAATCATTACTACAAGAATCCAGCTGGTCATAGATCCTCCTGTTTACGATGTTTAAGCTGTCGCTTGAACTGCCGTTTGTTTTCCACTGTACGAGTTCGGAATGGCGAGCCAGCCTCAAACAACACACAATGTGCTCGGGTTTGTTGGTACGGTACTTTCACTATCTTTTTCATGATTATATATTTACTGCTTCTCTATGTACAATAAAACGGTACAGGGCATTGCACTCCATGATAAACTGTGGACCCACATCCATGCTCACATAGTTATCGCCCTGCATGCCTTGTTCACTGTAGCTGACATCGAGAACGGCGTCCGGACTTAAACCAAAATGATTTTCCATACAAGTCAGAAACGAATGTTTCCACAGCATGTCGGTATAGATCAAGCCATCGTCGTCAACATCCCATTCTGAACGATCAAAGTAAGCTCTAAGCTCTCCAAAATCACCGGTGTCTTGATCTATGTAAGCCAGGCACACACGATTGATCCGTACAGTTTTGACCTCAGTACTCCAATGGCCTCGACCGTCGGTACGTGTAACAAAATTTACAGAATGATCGAACATTATTCTACTCCAAAATGTTTTAATATTTTTTTATACTCGTCCATACCGTTGATCCAAGCAGCATAGGCACATTCCCGCACAATCAATTCGGCGAACTTTTCAACAAAGTATTCATGCTCTTCGCTGGCGTAAGGCCTCTGTTGGTCTACCCAGTCTTGGGCTTGTTCAGCAAGTTCTTGGATTCTATCGTTCATTCTGCCTCCAATTCTTGGATTTGTTTGTAAAGTGCCCAACGCTGTTTATCAATGGCAGCATTAGTGTCCTCGTCAAAGCAACCTGCCTGCTCATCCAAGTGTACCAATTCTTCGTATAACACATCTATAAGTTTCTGGTCACCCATGATATTACCCTTTCATAGCAGCGACTAACTATCGTCGCGATCCATAATGTAAGTAAACAAAACCCACTTGGCACGGTTCAACTGCTGGCGTGCGTCTTCGGCTCGCATAAAGTCAACTTCGCCGTATTCAGTATTGACCATTTCTTGTGCATCCGACATCATGCTGGCAACAATCATGGCCGGGCCGCTAAACTTCATTGTAATGCTCGATTCGACTGCTTCACGCATCTGGGCTTCGGTGCAGCCATACATACGGACTTCACGCTTTTGTTGTTCTGTAAGTGCTTGGTAAGTTGCTGTAGTCATTTTGGGCTCCTTGTTAATTACTATACAGTGATTATAGCAAAATGGGCCATTATGGTCTACCAAAATTGTGTTGCTATTTTAGCAATGATCGTTGTCGTTGTTATGGGCCAAATAAGCCCATACAGCAATTAACAAAACAATAACAAACCATATCATAGCAATTTAATAACAAGTCCCGCTGTATAGATCAGCAACAGTGTTGCATTTATAACAATAAGACTCCACTCGCGCCACTTTACGGCTACAATCAGCCACAAAAATGCCCCTACATTTAGTAGGCCTGGTCCAAGTGGATAAATGTTAATAGAAGTGCAAATAGCCCCAACGATTGTTACAAAAGTTGCAAGCCACTTGAAATAAAATGTCGTGTCCTTTTTCATACTGGTATTATAGCAAAAAGGATCATTATGCTGAAGTTAACAAAATATTAATGAATTGTTAAGTCTTCGTTGAACTGGGAAAGATCAATAACGCCCAACAGCTTCATAATTTTTTGTATATTTTTGGGTGGTTTATCAGGCGGAAATTCTGGTATAAATGCGTACTTTAAATTTCCCTCTGCGTCAAAGATAAAACCATAATCTTCAGCCCCAATTTCATCGTCGTATTCTTGAACAGCATCTTCGACTGTTAATTCCAGGCGTTTGCTCACGGCTGCCTCCTATTTTTAGTATTTATAGCTTACTTGAATAGGATAAGTGCCATGAGAACAGCTTGAATCACAAAGCCCAAGCCTATTGTTACAATATTAAGCAAGTCCTTTAAGATAACAGCACGACCAAACAACAGCACAAGTCCCAACCACATAAACAGCACAACATCCACGCTGGGTGTCGAATCTGTCAGACCTGTTAGTAGTGCCAGTAAGGTAGGAATGGTAGCAGCATGTAATGCTATAGCTGCTAGCCAGCCCATGGTCTCAGCTGAAATTTTGCTGAAATGGGTAGAGAAAAACTCTACCACATTTTGTTTAACACGATCGAAATCAATTTTGTTTGAATTTTCCATAGTTTTAGATTTTGGTAATGAAGTTAAAATTGGCATTGTAAATTACCCGGTTCAACTGCCATAAAAAATATGGCGTCCAATTTTGGCAATGGGTTTTTTACCCCATCCTGGTCGAACATAGTCCGCATGATAATACATGGCATTTTTGAGACTGGGTAATCTAAAGTTTTCTAGCAATACTTTTTTAGCAACTTCTGCACTTTCATTGTACAAGGGTTGATAA